CACGAATTGCTCTTGGGCTTTATGATGGGCCTCAACGAGGTGATTACGGGAGCGAAGGACAACAGCATCACCCGAACCTACCATCACAACACCGACAGCCTGATAACAGGCTTCAAGCCTTCGGAGTTTATCATCCTTGGTGGCCGTCCTGCAATGGGCAAAACCACCTTGGCCCTGCAATACGCTCTCAACCAAGCGATGAACAAAAAGCCTGTGGCCTTCTTCACCTTGGAGATGTCCACGGAGCAACTGATGACCCGATTGGTTTCCAACCTTGCCGAGGTGGATGGAGAGGTCTTCCTGGACATCAAGGAGCGGATGAGCGGTCAGGACTTTTTGGCCATCTCTCAGCACATTGATAAGGTCAAAGGCGCACCGTTGCACGTTGTGGATGTCCCCGGCATTGACCCTCAGCGGATGGAATTGGAGTTGATAAAACTCATCAAGAAGCACAAGATTGAAGGGGCATACATTGATTACCTCCAACTGATTTCTCCGCTACCAGAAGACCGAGGCAAGCCCCGAATTGAGCAAGTCACCAACATCTCCAAGTACATCAAGACCATCTGCAAGAGGCTCAACATTTGGATTTGTGTGGTGTCATCGTTGTCCAGGGGCGTGGAACAGAGGGACTCCAAGCGTCCCAAGCCGAGCGACCTGCGTGAAACGGGCCAACTTGAATTTGATGCCGATAAGATTCTGTTCGTGTATCGTCCTTCCGAGTATATGGAAGACCACGACCCGCAAAAGCAAGAACTCATTGACCTCCTTGAAATCCTTGTGAGGAAGAATCGGAATGGGAAGATTGGTACCGCTATGGGGAAAATTAAACTTCAATACACAAAAGTGTTGGATTTTAATGGAAACATTCCTACCTTTGAGGAGAAGATTCAAACCCTAAAAGCACCCTTCTGATGAAATTACTTGAAAGAATTATTGAAACCTATCCAGACGAGCAGTTCTTGAAAGCCGATGGATTGGATGACGCTATCATAGGCGTGGATGAAAAGTCAATGGTGTTGATTTACAGCGTGTCCAAGTGCATTGACATCCTTTCCATAGAGATGAACTCTGTTGAAGGGGCCATTGAATACTTCTCCTTTAACGTATCGGGAGCCTATATGGGAGAGAAAACCCCGATTTGGTGCCAAGACCTTTATTGAATTTGATATGAAATACGTTGGAAAGTGCGACAAGCACGGCCTGATACAACACGATGCGACCCAGGCACAAATAGACATCAAGGGCGGTCCGTATTGTCCTTATTGCGGTTCTCTCGTTGATGTGATCGCAAAAAACACCGACAATAAAAAACCCAAGACCAAATGATAGGAAAGATTGAACACACAATGGCCGAAGACATTATCGGCATTGTATCGGATTACTACGGAATCCACAAGGACAAGTTGTTCAGCAAGACCCGTTTGTGGGATATCGTTCACGCAAGGCAAGTGGCCTGTTATATGATTCGGAAGTACACCAACATCCCTAAGCTTGCGATTGGAAGGCAATACTTCAACCAAGACCATTCCACCATCATCCATTCAATTCGGGCGGTTGAGAGGGATATTATGACCGATTACCGAGGCACGGAACGAGATGTCCAGGCCATCACCCAGGCGATTGAAGACCAACAGTCTGTCAAGATAAAAAAAGACCAAAGCAAGTATGTTGTCTTGCTGAAATTCAAGGCCGAGCCAGAGATGTATTTTGGCCCTTGGGAAACCGCTCAAATAGCGAACCAAATGTTGCAAGACAGAATGAAGCCGATGTTGGATATGGATGAGTGTGAGTCGGCTGTCGTTATCAAAGTGACTTCCATAGAATGAGATTCCGAAGAAAATCAACCCCGATAGAGCTATTGTTGGATTGGCTATCCACGCTGCCCCCTTTGGTCGTTAAGCAAGATATTGTCAAGCGAGTGATGAAGATGAAGGAAACTGAAACCAAGCACCTCGTGAGTGCTTATCAGGAGGGCTATGATGCATATTCGCATCCCAAGAATTACACGGTCTCTGCCTCTGAATGGTACTCCCATAGGTATAGACGAGTTGAAGAAAGAGGGTATCGCAAACAAAAACCACACCATAAAATCGTAAAAAATGTCAAACCAATCAAATCAAAAAGTGTACGCAAAGGGGATTTACATTAACAAGAAAATCATCTCCGGGAAGGAGTTGTTTGAGATGTCTTGCAATGTGGATCAGTTCATCGCCTTCCTCCAGGAGCATCGGGACGAAAAGGGCTATGTCCGTATCGCCTGTTGGCCGAAGCGTGAAGCCGACAAGTATGGCACCCACAATGCCGAGTTGAACACCTGGAAGCCTAATTCGGCTCAAGCCTCTGCCCCTGCTCCTAAAGACGATATGCCGTTCTAATGGGGGTATTCGCAAAATGGCCGACATTGCTCTCAGCGGTGTTGTGCGTGGTGAAGTTATTGTTGCCAAGTTCGGGGTTGACCTGGATGTGGTGCTTTGCTCCGCTTTGGATAACATTCGGCTTCATCTTCATATTTGTGTCGCTCGTGTTTGTTATCGCTCTAACCATCTCGGACGAGAAGAAAGGCTCTAAGCCTTTCTCTCACCGGGTGAGGAACGTCTTTGGCAAACGATACACAACGACAACGACCTAACAAAGAATGAAGAAATGCCCAAGCCCAAAGGTTCCCGTACAATCCGAATACGACCTCCAAAAGAGCCTATGCCTCTACATCCGACTCAATTACCCACAAGCGATATTCACTTCTGACCTATCGGGAATCCGATTGCCAATGGGCCTTGCCGTAAAAACCGCTAAACTCCGCTCATCAAGGGCGATACCAGACCTGCTCATCTTTGAGCCAAGGAAAGGGTATCACGGCTTGTTCATTGAGCTGAAGCGTCCAGGGGTGCGGTTCTTCAAGAAGAATGGCCAACCAGCAACGGAGCATTTCGCCGAGCAATGGGAGATGATTCAGCGGCTCTTGAAGAAGGGCTATCTCGCTTGCACGGCCAACTCCTTTGATTCGGCCAAGGCCATCATAGACAGCTATTTCACCGAATAACCACTAATTTTGAGCCTATGAAACGAATAGTCATCAAGGAAGGAAAGAATTGGGCCGAGAACGATTATATGCTCCCCACCATCGGGACGATATGGGAGAGGCAATACGAACTCACCGAGTCTTGTCTTTACCAAGTAAAGAACACATCCTATGGCATCAACAAACTTTGGGGCGTGTCTGGATTCCCGTACCACAAGCGAAATTCGGTAAGGGTATGTTGGATGCCTGCTGAAGATATGAAAGCGTTCAACATATACGCAACCTCCTATGTCAATGGCGTTCGGGAGATACGAGGTCTTACGACTGTCAATCCTGGCCAACGAATTGATTGCCTCATATCAAATCAAGGCAACAATGCTTCGGTATGGATTAATGGCGTATCAACGACCTTCAAGGTTCGCATACCGCTCATCACCTACACGCTTCCTGCGTACTTTGGTGGCGTTCCTCCTGCTCCGCACGATATGATTATCAAACGCTTAAAATAAACGCTATGCCAGAGTTCAGAGGATGGATGATAACCAAGTCATCCGCAAAAGGAAAGAAATACACGGCCACCAAGGATGGCAAGACCGTTCAGTTCGGGGCATCGGGTTATACGATTGCTCCCGGCACTCCGAAGGGGGACAACTATTGCTCTCGCTCTGCCGGTATCAAAACGGAGACGCATTCTCCGAATTGGTTCGCAAGGGCGTTGTGGTCTTGCAAGGGATCCAAGAGCGCAGACAAGAGGCCGTTCTTCGGAGAGATTGATTTACCCTAAAACAAAATGGAAAGACTAACCCTACACCACGGAGATTGCCTAAGCGTTCTCCGAAACCTCCCCGACTGCTCGATTGATTCGATAGTAACCGACCCGCCTTACGGCCTGTCCTTTATGGGCAAGCGGTGGGACTACGACGTGCCAAGCGTTGACGTTTGGGCCGAGTGCCTTCGGGTCTTGAAGCCGGGCGGTCATCTACTTGCGTTTGCAGGAACGAGGACGCAGCATCGAATGGCGGTGCGGATTGAGGACGCAGGCTTTGAGATTCGGGATATGATTGCTTGGGTGTACGGGTCGGGGTTTCCGAAGTCGTTGGACGTGAGCAAGGCGATTGATAAGGCAGCAGGAGCGGAGCGTGAGGTGGTGGGAAAAAACCAGTGGTACGGGCGTAATCCAAACGGTCGCAAGTTGCATGGAGAACAACGCAATTACGGCGTAGATACAAGAACGGATAATGAGTGCAACATCATTACCGCCCCCGCCACCCATGAAGCAAAGCAATGGCAAGGCTGGGGGACTGCACTCAAACCCGCACTCGAACCGATTACGGTGGCTCGGAAGCCCTTGATTGGCACGGTAGCCGAGAACGTCCTGCAACACGGGACGGGAGCGATTAACGTGGATGGGGGAAGGGTTGGAGAACGCTGGCCCGCCAACTTCATCCACGATGGGAGCGAGGAAGTGGTGGGGTTGTTTCCGCAGACGACGAGTGGGGGAGGCAACAAGCGGAGCCGGGATAGTGGTATGTGGGCGGGTAAGAAACCATTTGATGACATCCGAGAGGTTGACACCGGCTCTGCCGCTCGCTTCTTCTACTGCGCCAAGGCAAGCAAAGCGGATAGGGACGAGGGGTGTGATAAATTGCAAGAGCGTTCTGCGGGCGAATGCGTGGATCGTGTTGAAGGAAGCGCAGGGATGGAAAGCCCAAGGGCAGGGGCGGGCAGGACAAGCGGATCACGCAACCATCACCCCACCGTCAAGCCAACCGACCTCATGCGTTACCTCTGCCGACTTGTAACCCCACCAAGTGGAATCGTCCTTGACCCGTTCATGGGGTCAGGCTCAACAGGCAAGGCAGCGATGCTGGAAGGCTTTGCGTTTGTAGGGATAGAACGGGAAGCAGAATACATCGACATCGCCAAGGCTCGCATTCAATCCGCAGTCGGCTTGCTTTAATGTTCACGCTTACCTCGGCCATCAAGCGAATCCGCAGGATGAAGGCCCGTAAGAAGGTCATCCAAGGCGGAACAAGTGCGGGGAAAACGCTCGCCATCCTTGCGGTCCTCATTGACATCGCAGCAAAGAACAAGACCGAGATATCGGTAGTTTCCGAATCCATTCCCCACCTA